AACAATCGCAGATTGCATTATATCTTATCTCCAACGATAACCGATTATCAACGTTTATATCCGTTCTACTGCATTATATTGTTCAGGAGGTGGAAACGTTCAGGTGGTGGTAATATAGCGCTTATATGGAGGAAAAAACGGGAAAATAAATATCCGCGCAACCTTGACAAATTCCAAGTATCGCACTATTTATTATTATAGATAAGGACAAATGAAAAACGACAATGAAGAGAAGTTCAAAATACTATATCGACACAATCAAAGCGGCTTTGATATTGAAGCACTCAGAAGTTGATGAAGAGACGGGTGAAGTGGGATTAAATCCTGAATTTGAAATCCTTTTGGATATGCTTGTTGATAATCTCGACCTCCTTTCAGAATGCAGAAAGAGTATCAAGAAAGTTGGGATATATGATGTGCAGACAAAGAAACGCAATCCATTGTTGACGGTTCAAAAGGAGACTCAATCAACTATCATCAAATTGTTATCATTATTGGCGATTCCACCTTATTATGCAAGTAAGGTGAAGAGCGCAAATGAAAACGGCGATGAGATGGACGCGGCCACGTTTATAAAAGCACTAACAAGTTCCAATTATGAAGGAGAAGACTGACAATCGGGCAACAACTGATTCTCTTCTCAAATATAAGCAATATGCGTTGGACGTTGTACAAGGAAAACAAATCGCTTGCAAATATGTAAGTCAGGCGTGCAATCGTTATTTGTCGTGGTTTGAACGTGATGATTTACTTTTCCGTCCTGAAAAGGCGGACGCGGTAATAAATTTCATTTCCAAGTTGAGGCATTATTCAGGTCGTTTCAATCGCAAACCGTTCATATTACTCCCATATCAAAAGTGGATGATATATTCAATCTTTGGTTGGTATTACAAGGATGAGCCTGAAAAACGCGTTACAAGGAAAATCTACATTGAGTTGGCAAGGAAGCAGGGGAAGACGGCTTTCCTTTCTGCTATTTCATTGTATTGTCTATTAGAAACGCCCGCCGCTGAATGTTATGTCTGCGCCAACAACGCAAAGCAAGCCAAGATTTGTTTTGATATGTCCTCCAACTTCCTTTCATCAATCGACCCAAAGGGCAAGTTCTTTGAAAGGTATCGTGATTCAATCAGATTCAATGCAACCAAATCCAAGATTCAAGTGCTCTCAAATAATTCATCGGGAAACGACGGCTACTCACCAAGTCTGTTTGTCTTGGATGAAGCTCATGAACAGCCCGATTCCAAGGCTTGGGACGTTATGATTTCAGGGCAAGGGGCACGATATAACGATAATTGTTTGGCCGCAATCATCACAACTGCAGGATTTAATCGATTTCTATTTTGTCATGAATATCGGCAAACATGCACTGAGATACTCGCAAATCTAAAAACCGACGACTCGCAATTCATCGCAATATATACCCAAGATGAAGAAGATGATATTTTCAATGATGAAGAATGTTGGATAAAAAGCAATCCGAGTTTGGGGGTTACAGTGAGCAAGGAGTATTTAAGAGAACAGGTTCAGAATGCACAAAACAACACTTCATTATTGACGGGCGTTCTTACAAAGAATTTCAATCAATGGGTCGATTCACAAGATACTTGGATAACACACGATGAACTCTTAGCATGTTCAAAATCGTTTGAATTGAGCGATTTTAATCCTGATGAGGACTTATGCACGGTCGGAATAGATTTGGCCTCTGTATCAGATTTAACGGCCGTTTCAGCCCTTGTATATAAGGACGAGAAATACTATTTTAAGAGTTGGGCATTTGTCCCTGAATCTTGCCTTAATCCAAGCAATTCCAATTGTGAATTATATAGGCGATGGAAAAGAGAAGGGTATTTGCACGTTACAAATGGGAACGTTACAGACTATGATTACATATTGCAGCTATTAGGCGATTTCCCCCTTACCATCTCTTCTATCGCATTTGACCAATACAATGCAACTTCATTTGTAATTTCAGGGCAATCGCTGTTTGGTTTGAATTTTGAACCATATTCACAAAGCATATTCAACTTCAACCGTCCCACGCGTGAATTTGAAAGACTTCTCAAAAGTGGAAAGGTCGTGCTCGACTATAATCCAATTACATTGTGGTGTTTCTCCAATTGTGTTTTGAAGCATGAACCATCGTGTGACAATGTGAAGCCGATTAAATCAGGAAGCGGAAAATCAGAGAAGAAAAGCGGTCAAAATAAGGTGGACTTGGTCATAAGTTTGCTTCAATCGCTTGGCCGCTTCTTGGAACAACCCCAATTTGACACCTCAATATAATATAGAAAAAATCAATAATGCCAATGAATATATTTGGATTCAAGATATCAAGAAGGGAAAAACGGAATTTTGAGCCGTCTATTTCTTATGAAGAAAGAATCGGGCAAGGGCTTAATACATTCCAAGACCTTTTCAATAACAACGACCGCGCACAAAACCTTTCATCGGTCTATAGGTGTGTCGATTTAATCAGTTCAACGGTGGCAAATTTGCCCCTGAATGTCTTATATATCGACAAGAAGGGAAACACACGAGAACAAAAAAATCATCGCTTGCAGAAGGTATTTGACAACATGGTGATGACAAGATACAATTTCATGAAGAAGTTGATTTCAGATGTTCTATTAAAGGGAAATGCATATTGTTATTTGAAGCGGAATGAGCAAGGCGATGTTGTGGATATTACATATTTAGAGCCGTCTGATGTGTCGGTGTATTGGAACAAGCAAAAGCAAGAATTGTATTACCAAGTGCCTTTCTTGAATAAGGTGAAGAAGATACAAGCCTTTGATATAATCCACTTGCAGAACAATTCAAGTGATGGAATACACGGCCAATCTGTACTTAGTTTTGCCGCTCGTCAATTACAAATTGCACACGGGGCGGAAAATTCAGCAAAACAGATATTCCAAAGTGGTGGGCAGCCCGCCCGTGGTGTGCTCTCGACGCTCAGCGCAATCAGCAAGAAACAGAAAGAGGATATCGCTAACAATTGGACGCAATCGACAAATGGTGTCTTGGTGTTGAGTGGAGATATGAAATATCAGGCGTTGAGTAGTAATGCAGAAGAAATGCAGCTCTTAGATTCTCGCAAATTTAATGCGATAGAGATTTGTTCATTCTTTGGAGTACCGCCGTCGTTGCTTGGCCTTGGAGATAAAACAAGCAACGTTGAGGACTTAATGAACCTATTTCTTACAACCACGATTCAGAACTACATTTCAATGATAGAACACGAGTTCAGCAGAAAATTATTTGCTCCTCAATACCAAGGCAAGTATAAAATCGATATTGATGAGAATAATTTGTTGCGTCTCTCAAAATCACAGCAAGCAAACTATTATTCAACGCTCTTGCAAAACGGCTGCATTTCAATCAATGAAGTTAGAAATGAATTGGGCTATGAAGCAATTAAGGACGGTGATAAACACATTATCGCTTACACGGATATAGAACAGAACACGATAAATAATTCAGACACACAAGAAGAAGAAAATGAAGGAACAGAAGGAAATTGAAAAGCGTTCATTTGAGCAAGAAGGCAAAATTGAACTTTCAGATAATGTAATTAGCGGTTGGGCTATCAGGTTTAATGTTTGGTCGCAGCTTATCGGTGGGGATTTCTATGAAATCATATTGCCAAGCGCAATCACACAAGAAGACATTGATAAGAGTTTCATCTACATGTATTATAACCATGATGAAAAAAAGGTGCTCGGCGTTCATCGTCCAAAAAATGACAAGAAGGAAGGAAGTCTTATGCTTGAAGTTGTTGAGAATGAGGGCTTGCGCTTTATGCTCGAGTTACCCGATACAGAGGTTGGACGTGAAGTAAAAGAATATATCGAGCGTGGGGATTTAGGTGGCATGTCTTTTGGATTTTCAGTTCACGAGGACAAGAATAGTGATGAATGGAACTATCAATTTAATTGTGGTGGTCAATCGTTTGAGCACCCGCAATTGTGCCATGAAATATATAAAATGCGTTTGTATGAAATTTCAGCTGTCTTCAATCCTGCATATCCAAATGGTGGAACATTAGAACTATCTAATCGCGCAAACGATGTGAGGGCAAAATCAGAGGAGATAAACAATATCATGGACGCAACCATTGAGGAATTTGAAAAACTTTGATGATACCACGCTATTTATTAGAAGAATAGACTATTTATATTATATGAGCATTAGAAGTACACATCACATAAAACA